ATCTCCTGAACCTTGGCGTGAGCTATGCCGTGCAGGCGGTGCGCCGTGGCTGCCCCCAGTATCCCTGCCCCCAGCATGTGGTCGCTGAGCGCTTGTAACTTCATGGCGAAAGTTTGCGCAACTTTCTGAGAAGTTATCGGAAGCTTTTCAAGCGCCTTGTTTGCTGCAACCAGTTGATTTGCAACATCTTTAATACCATCGGTGTCGGAAAGTTTCCGCTGCCGGATAGCCGTTGCCGTGACTGGGTAATCCTTGGCTATGTCCTTGGGTGATTCGCCATCCAGCAGGCGGCGATCCACCTCTGCCCACTGCGCGGGGGTCAGCTTTGACTTGCGCCCCATGTCACGCCCCTTCTCTCATCTTCGGCTTGCGCCCGGGCTTCTTGCGGTGTTTGAGGCTGTCAATGCGCTGATCCAGGCGATCCAGGTAGTCAGCCATATCGAATGCTGATGAGGACCTATGGCGTTGAGGGGTTTGCCATCTGCCGCAGGGATGGTGCGCCTTACCGGAGGATAGAGGTCTAGCTCATCGTCTGGCGAAAGCTCGAAGTCTGGTAGGGGCGGCGTGAGCGGCATGGGTAGATTCTATGGCTTGTTTACACCTGTATGGAGTTGCGCTTCTCTTTGCGCCGTGCTTTCTTGTTGAAGACTGCGGCCAAGCGTTGCAGGTATTCGGGGGTAAAGTCCATGCGCTGATTCTGGGTGCCCAGCCACTCCACGCGGTCGGCGCCGATCTTGACGACCAGGCGGGGGCGGTACTCGATGATGTTCCCCGATTTCTTGAGGTTACAGGCCGAACAGCCCTTGTGGATGTTCCAGAGGTTGAACCGGACGGCAGAAGCCGCACCCACGCTGCGAAAGTGACTGGCGTGCCATTGCCCATCCCAATGCGATGGAAGGTGGCAACTGATGCAGCCGTCGGAGTAGTCGCGGGCGCGCACGTAGCGATTCACCGCCTTCTCGGCCTTGTCCAGCCAGTAGCGGCGCGGCTTGGCCTCCATGACCCTAGCCTGATGTTCGCGCCGCGCATTGGCCGCAACCCTCGCCGCATTCTTGGCCTTTGCCTTGGCAACGAACGCCATGGCGCAGATAGGCCCGCATGGCCCCTGCATCGCCCTGGTGGGCGTGAATTTCTCCCCGCACCCGCCCTTGACCTTGCTGCATGTCTTGGGCTTGAGTGGCTTGACCTTGGCGGTGGCCGGGCCGGTGCGTTTTAGCTCGGTGCGGCGCATGGGGGTGCGCTTCATTGGGACAGCTCCAATTCCAACTGATTCGGATCTTTCACCGGCTGCGCCTGGGCTGCCCTGTGGCGCTCTTTGCGCTCGATCAGACCAGCCTTGCGGGCGCACTTGGGGCCGAACATCAGCGGGCGGCCACGCGTTGGCATGGAGAACGCCGCGGTGGTGATGGGGCGGTGGCAGCGCTCGCACCTCATCGCGCCGCCCTGTCTTGCCCACGGTTCGTGGCTTCCTGGCTGCGCCAGACTTCGACGCGCAGCTGGGCGGCAACCTGCTGCCAGCGCAATTCCTCTTCGACCTCGATTGCAGTGCGCAAGTCGCAAAGCAGCTGCTGGTACTCGGGGTGCGCGTAGGCGAATTGCTCGCGTGCGTTCGCGGCGCGCTCATCGCATTGCGACATCAGCATGGCCTTCTTTGACTTGCGGAATTCCTCCAGGTACACGCGGGCGGCCTTGGCCTGGGCGAACTTGGAGGCGTTCGTGATCAGGAACTCGACAGCCTTGTTTGGGTCGATTGCGCTCATGCAGCCGCCTTCCTGGCCTTGAGCAACGCAGCCACCTCGTCTTCCAGGTAATCACCCCAGAAGCGCCCGCACTGCTCGCGCACCTCCTTGAGGTACTGCTTTACCTCACCCACGGTGCCCAAGGTCTTGATGTGCTCCAGGCGGGCGGCGTGGGCTTCGGTGCCCGGGCAGTTCAGCCACTGGCGAGTCATGGCGGCCCCATTGAGAAGATGCTGGCCCCTGCCAGTTGTTCCCGCCATACCTTGCCGTACCAGATCTTGTCGATCAGCGAGTCTGATTTTTTGTACCGCTCAGCCAGCACCTTCCGGGTGACGCCGCGCTCAATCTCAGCGCGAATCTCTCGGGCATCCTGCATGGTCAGCGATGAAGCCCCGCGCTTGATCCTGGCGCAGCTTGCGCGCTTGCCCGGACTTGACTTCATCCGGCCCGCCTTCACCATCCAGTCGAACATCTGCTGGCGTGTGCCGCACTTCGTGCAAGCCGGGGCAATGCACAGCGAGTCTCCGCAAGTGCCCCAAACCGTCACGCCAGCAATGTCCGACAGTGGCAAGCCCTTGTGCAAAGCCCACGACAAGCGCCTGACCAGGACCACTTTGCCGCTGAACGACATCACCGGGTGTCCTTGGTCGTTGCAACCTCCCGGCCACTGCTGGCAGTTGCCGACCTCGACGCAGCGTTCACTCAGCAGGTTCTCGAGCGTCCAGGTGCGGGACGGGTTCATGCTGGCACCCCAAGTTCAGCCCTAAGGGCGGTCCGCCAGAATTCCCGTTGCGCCCGGGTCAGGGTCTTGTCTCCATCCAGCTCGCGGCGGCGCAAGTTTCGGATCGGGTCCAGCACATCACCCTTGTGGCGGAATGCCTCCTGAGCCTTGCGCATGGCTCGCTCAATCACGTCAGGATTGGCGGACGGCGGGGCGATGGCGAACAGGGCCCGCGTGGGTGCGCGGCGGCACGATTCGATGAATTCGACCACATTGGGCGGCTTGGCAGTCGGGTGGTCAAGGGCGTATTTGATCGCCTCGGGGCGGTCTTGCAACCCCGCCATTTCCTCGGCCCAATTGGCCTTGACCACGGCCAAGTCTTGGCCTTCGTACCGGCTCAGAAAGTCGCGGCCATACCTAACCGTCAACTTCGAGAACACCATGTCGATCCATTCCGATGGCAGTGGTTCGTGAATTGTTTTCAATTGCTACTTCCCATGGTGTTGGCGTCCTCGGTGATCCGGGTGCCTTTGCTGCGATGACGTGGGCCAAAGACCCGGCTGCTTCTTCGACTCGCTCGCGCATCTGGCGGGCGTAGTTGCCTTCGGTGGCCTGGCCTAGCGGTGGGTGGGCCTTCTGAAAAATCTCGGACATGCACCAGTTCTGCCAAGTGCCGTACCAGTCGAGCTTTGTTGCATCCTTGCCGGACTTAGCTCGCCAGTGGTTGCCGAACTTGATCCCCTCGTCTCGAATGATTTCGACGGTTAGGTGTGGGTACTTGTCGAGCGACCATTGACCCCAAGGCATCGGCAAGACCCAATCCTTGGCGAGACGGGCGCCCTTCTTGTCGGCGGAGCTTTGCGACGCATCACCACCGTTAGGTGGTGTAGTTCTACCTCTACCTCTACCTCTAGGTAACGCTGTGGTAACGGTGTCAGCGTTACCATCACCGTTACCCTTGGCGTTAGCTTTGTGATCAGCAACACGTTTTGCAGTCAAAGCACGCTGTTTTGCGGTCTCGCCGTTATGCCGGTCGAAGTTTGAGAGGCTGATTCCTTCTGGTGTGATGGCAAGCCAACCCTCATTTGCCACGGCCTGCACGAACCCGGTAACGCCAGCGACACGATCTAGTAACGCTGAGGTAACGCGCGCAGCGTTACCATCAGTCGTGTGTTGATCGAACCAGCGCCATAAGCGGAACAGCTTCCCAACGGTGAGGTCGGGATCATCCCAGCCCATGGCGGCAGTGATGGCGAGAACCTCCGGCTTGTCCGGCGTGCTGCATTCCATCTTGAGCCAGGGGCCAGCCATTAGGCAGCCTCCGCCTCGGCAAAGAGGTCGATGGTCTTGGTGGCCATGGCCCCGGCAATGTTCTTGACGGCCTGGCCGTAGTAGCTGGCCTTGAGTTCAGCCCCGACGAACTTGCGGCCCATTTGAATGGCCTTGTAGCCCTCCGACCCGATGCCCATGAATGGAGAGAGAACCGTGTCGCCCGGGTTCGTCCAGAGCATGATCCCGCGCTCGATGACGGGAAGTTGCAACGGGCAGATGTGGCGCTCGTCGTCGTGCTCGCGGGCTGACTGGTATTGCAGGGTGTCGGACGGATTGATGTCCATCCAGACCGGGCTGGCCACCTGCTGCCAGAGGTCAACGGGGAATTCTTCGCTGGTGTGCGTGACGTGTGGCGACTCACCAGGCGCTCGCACCGTGATGAGGTAGTCGGGGATGCCCATGCGGCACATTTCCGACCGCTCGCGGATGCTCTTGTGCAGCAAGCCCAATGCCTTGGTGCGGGTCATGGCCGTGACCGGGTCTTTCCAGATCGTGGCCTTGCTGTGGAAGATGAATCCGTGTTTCTGGAAGGCGCGCAGCAGATCGCCGGGGAAGTCTTTCAAGCCGATGTAGCCGTCCCGCTCTTTGCTGGCGGGCATGTCCATGCAGTGAAACGACACATTGCGGCCTGGCATCATGACGCGGCGAAGCTCGGCAATCAGGTAGTCGAAGTGCGCGAAGAACTCGCCATCGTTGCGCACGTTACCCATGTCGCGGGGGCTGTTGGAATAGGTGTACAGGCTCGCAAAGGGTGGCGAGAATATGCTGAACCCGATGCAGGCGTCAGGCAGGCCGCGCAGGACTTCCACGCAATCGCCGTGGTAAATGGCGTACTGGTTAGTGACAACTTGATCGATGCAATTCATGCGGTGCTCCGAAGGAATGACGGCACAGCTACTGGCTGCGCGGCGTTGTGGGTGTTGGTTTCGCGGACCAGGCCGACGACTTCAGCCATGACGGCATCATGCGTTTCGGCGATCAAGGCCTCGGCCATTTGCCCTGCCTCGCGCTCTTTGCGCTTGAGGTTAGCCACGATGGCGCCCTCTGCCTTACTGGCGAAGATGTGGACGTGCACGTCACGGGTCTGGCCGAAACGCCACTCACGGCGGACGGCCTGATAAAATGCCTCGTAGCTGTCGGTGACGCCCACGAATGCCATGCGGGCGGAGTGCTGCCAGTTGAGACCCCATCCGCAGATCGACGGCTTGCTGACCAGCACGCGGGCGCGGCCCTCGGCGAAGTCGGCCAAGATGCGCTCTTTGGTCTCGGTATCGTCGGCGCCTGAAATCTGCACGGCACCAGGGATGGCTTTGGTGAGTGCATCACCCTCGGCGTTGAGGTCGCACCACACCACCCACGGCTCGCCAGGCTCACCATTGACGATGGCAGCACACGAAGCCACGCGGTCTTCCATGGATGCCTTGCGTGCGGCGCGGCGCTCGCTCAAGGTCTGCGCCTCCGCGGCGAACAGCATGCCGTTCAATGGCAGCTCGTAATCCACATGGTGCTCGTGCAGGTGCAGCGGCGGCAGGCTGTAGGCGCCATCATCAAACCCCAGGTCTGATGGTTTGCGGATCATGGCGCCCCAAGTGGCCACCCAGCGCCAGAAGATGTGCCGGGCATGGCCCTTGAGCCTCCAGACGCTGGTATCGCCGCCATCGTGCGTGAAGAACTCGGCCAGCATTTCCTGGCGAGTGCAGACGCCCAGGAACTCGGCGTGCGTGCCCAGTTCGGCCCAATCATTGGGCGCAGGTGTCGCGCTGGATGGCAACTTGAACGGGGTGTCGCGGTAGGCCGCCGTCAGGTCGTGGAAAGTGCGGGTGTCGTGATGCTTGATGCACCCGCTTTCGTCCAGCACCACGCCAGCGAAGATACTGGTGTCGAACTTATGGCGACGGTCATAGTTTGTGATGTTGATGCCGTCGCTTAGGTCGGCCGCTTCACGGCAAACCTTGGCGGCAATGCCAAT